GATTTTGCAGATAGATCCTTTACTGGAGTTACTATAACTGCAAGAGGAGCGTTAATTTATAATACATCATCTGCGGTAACAAACGCATCTGTATGTGTCTTAGATTTCGGTGGAGATAAAACAGCTACTTCAGGCGTATTTACAATTCAGTTTCCAGCACAAACTTCAACAGCAGCGATTCTAAGGATCTCTGGTTAATCGTAGGGGGTAAACTCCTATGAGTGGATCAGGAACTTGGAGCACCGGCTTTTGGGGTCAAAACCAATGGAATGATTTAGCAAACCCGACTATAATACCTACGGGTATCGCCCTAACTGCAACTTTAGGAGACGAAGCAACTGTTGGTGAAATTAATGTAGGTTGGGGTAGAGCCAACTGGGGTGATTTCGCTTGGAACATTGCTGGTAACGTTCTTCCTACAGGTCTTCCTATAACAGGGGCTTTAGGTAGCCCAACAATTCATATTGATGTAACTGCCACCACTTCAACAAACAACGGTCAATTAATGACCGCTAGTCTTGGAACTACCACTAACATCGATATTCAAACAAAAGTATTTCCAACCGGTATTGCAATGACTTCAGCTTTAGGAGTAGCTGATGCTGGTCCTGACGCAATGGCTACAGGTATTGCAATGTCCATGGGACTTGGAACCATTGAAGCCTTTAACCAAACAGGTTGGGGTAGACAACAATGGAACGTAAATGCATGGGGAGTTGAAGGTCAGTTTGCTACTGCAGCTGTAACTGGAATAGCCATGACAGCAGCTGTAAGCGCACCACAAGCTGTTAAAGGTGATGCTAATTTACAATTAAGTACTTTAAACGTAGCTCAAGTAACTCTTGGTAATGTAGATCCAGCCCCTGATGCAATGATCATTGGTGAAGCAATGGTCGCAAATTTAGGTAGTGCTGCAGGTTTAGCTGGAGCGGGGGCCGATCCAAGTGGGCTTCCAATGACTGCTACTTTAGCTAGTGTTACAGCGGTTCCAGGGCAAGAAGTAGATGTAACTGGTATATCTATGAATGCTCAATTAGCTAGTGTGACCGCTATTATTCACGTAGATATTTTAGTGACTGGTTTTGAGTTGACTATGGGTCAAGGAAGTGGTAATGCTTTAATCTGGAACGAAGTTAATACAGGTTCAGCACCTATAGATCCTCCAGGTTGGCAAGAGGTGGCTGCATAAAGAGTTTGACACAAACTCATTATTTTAATAAAATGAATAGATAAGGAACAAAATATGGCGAATTCAACATCTGCTAACCTAAAACTTACAGTTCAAGCAACCGGTGAAAACTCGGGAACTTGGGGACAAATTACAAATACAAATTTATTAATTTTAGAACAAGCTATCGGTGGTTTCACAACTTTTAACGTAACTAATGCAAGTAGAGCCCTTACTTTTAGTAATGGTGCTTTATCTAATGGTAAGAACGATGTAATTAGATTAACAGGTACGTTGGCTGGAAATCTAAACGTAACAATACCAGACTCTATAGAAAAAACTTATATCGTGCAAAACGATTGCGATCATGCAGGAAATACATTAACTTTTAAAACTACATCTGGAACAGGTGTGCTTTTATGTGAAGGAAACTGTTATATTCTATATTCAGACGGAACAAATATAGTTAAAACAAACGAGTACAGAAAGTGGAGAGCAATATCTGCTGCAGAAACAGTCCAAGCAGGTGCTAAACTTTTAGTAAATACAAATGGTGGATCTGTAACGGTAACACTTCCAGCATCACCGGCAACTGGAGATGAAGTTCATTTTGTCGACCAAGGTTATGATTTTAACTCAAATGCATTAGTAGTTGGAAGAAATGGTTCTAACATCGCTAATGCTGCATCTAACTTAACTGTTAACACACAAGGCGCAGCTTTTGGATTAGTATTCTCAGGCGACGCTACAACAGGATGGACTTACACGGAGAAATAATATGTCAAATTACGAAGCAACAAAATACGATTTTTCAGGAGCAAACCTTACAGGTATCGAAGGAATTCCTACGGCAACTATTGTGCCGTGGTCTTCATCTTCAGTGCCAACAGGTTTCTTAGAGTGTAACGGTGCGGCCGTTTCAAGATCAACTTATTCTGCATTATTTGCAATCGTAGGTACAACTTACGGAGCTGGTGATGGCGCCTCTACTTTTAATTTACCTGACTTACAAGATAACGTAGCGGTCGGAAAATCTAACAATAAAGCTTTAGCATCAACTGGCGGAGCAAACACAGTTCAATCAACTGGAAACGTGGGTGGTTCAACAGCTAACGCAACTCTTTCAACAGCGCAGTTAGCATCTCACACTCACAATGTAAATCAAAATGACCCGGGTCCAAGTAAAGGGGTTCTTCCAAACAGGGCAGGATCACTTGCAACTAGTAGTACTGGAGGAGACTCAGGTCACTCTCACAACATGAGTGCAACTTTTACAGGTGATTCAACTTCAGTTTTACAACCTTACTTAGCAGTAATTTATATAATTAAAACATAGGAGGAAATATGGCAACAAACTCAAGATGGGTAGTAGTATTTGACGATAAGAAAATAACTAAAAAATATGATGAGGGAGCAGAGGAAGGTGCAGGGCACAGACTTAAAGATGATCCTATTTGGAACGAAGCAAAATTTGCAAATATTTGGGCTATCCAATACGGAAATAGTGTACCTACAGATTCTGTAGAATATAGAGATGAGACTCCTCATTCTATTTATGATCCAGCTGTGTTAGGAGACTTTCAAAGTCAATTTATAGATAAATGGGATGCTGCTCAATTAGTAAAATTACAAAATACCTGGGACGATGATAACGTGGAAGGTGAATCTGAATCTGATAAACTTTCTAGACTAGGTGCCAGACCTACATCCTATACTTCTAATCCGTAAAAGTTTTACCTGTCTGCGTTGAGTTTCATCCAGGATGTTAGAATATATTTCTCTCCAGATAAGGGTGGATTACCTCTATGAACATAAGGAAAAGCAGCGGGCCAAATAACTATCCTACCCGTTTTAGGTTTTACTCTTTTTGAAAAATGTAAAAACTCTGTTTCACCACCTTCTTCTATATCATTTAAATAAACAGAAAAAGCAAACGCTCTAGGCTCCGTATCATATCCTCTACCATGCTCAACATGCCAAATATGATATCCCTCTGTAGGTAAAGTTTTTTGAATCTTTATATCCGTAAAATAAAACTGATCTATACCATAAGCCTCCCTAGCTCCAGTGGTTTTCTCATAGTGTTTAAATGCCATATCAAAATTAATAATTAAGGATTTTAATTCTCTCCACCATACATTAATGTTGTTAGGCATTGCAAAACATTGCTGATCTTGTTTATCTAAAACGGATGCATTTTCAAAAGCGACTCTATTTAAAGTTTTTTTAAATTTATCTTGATCTTCAAAAAATTTTATAGCTTTATCACACTCTGATTTAAGAATATAATTATCGTAAATACCTATAAAGTTATCTATATTAGCTGTTTTTTCGTTCATTTGGATCTTTCATTCATTATAAAAGTAATATATAAAGTATTATATGCTACAAAAATTAAATTTCAAGGCTGGTTTTAACAAACAAGACACAGAATCAGGAGCCGAAGGTCAATGGACTGATGGTGATTTTGTTAGATTTAGATATGGTCTGCCAGAAAAAATAGGTGGATGGCTTCAGTTAACCGCAGCTAACAAAACTCTTCCAGGTGCTGGTAGAGCACAAGTAGCTTTTTCTAGTTTTACAGGAGAAAAATATGCAGCGATTGGAACATCACAAGGTTTGTTTTTATATTACGGAAATGATTTTTACGATATTAGTCCTTTAGATACAGCAATTACAGGGTGCACTATCACCACTGTAAATAACTCAAACGTTGTTACAATAAATAAAGGATCTCACGGATTAGAAGTAGGTAGATATATCACCTTATCTGCTGTAACAGTCACTGGAGCCAGTGCATTTACAGCTGCAGATTTACAAAAAACTTATGAAATATTAACTGTCCCTGATATTGATAAGTTTACAATACAAGCAGCCAGCGTAGAAACAGGTTCTGGAATGACTGCAGCGGGAGCTGCAACTGTTAATCCTTATGTTATCGTAGGGCCAACCACACAAACAACAGGATATGGATGGGGTACATCCACATGGAATACATCAACTTGGGGAACGGCTAGAGCAACAAGTGACGTGGTTCTGGATCCAGGAAACTGGAGTCTTGATAATTTTGGTGAAGTATTAGTAGCTACAATATTTAACGGACAAACTTTTACTTGGAATGCTGGAGCCTCTAATGCTAGAACAATCAGAGCTTCTAAAACAACTTCAAACTTTCAAACTACAAACAATCCTACAGCCACTAGATTTACATTAGTATCTGACAGAGATAGACATTTATTTCACTTTGGAACGGAAACAACTATTGGAACACCAGCTACGCAAGATCCCATGTTTGTAAGATTTTCCAATCAAGAAGATTTAAATACTTACGCTCCCACAGCTACCAATACATCGGGAACTTTTAGATTAGATACTGGTAATGAAATTAGAGCAGCTCTTCAAGGTAAAGATTATGTTTTTGTAATCACAGACTTAGCTGCGTACGTTGTTCAATTTGTTGGTCCACCTTTTACTTTTTCAGTCAGACAAGTAGGTACAAATTGTGGATGCATAGGTCAACACGCAGCCACGTATGTTAATGGAGCCGTGTTCTGGATGGGAACTCAAGGAGGATTTTTTGCGTATGATGGAACAGTTAAATCTTTACCATCTTTAGTAGAAGATTTTGTTTTTACAACAGATGGAGATAACTTAGGATTAAACTTTGGTTCTAGTGATGTTATTTTTGCTGGTCCAAATAATTTATATACTGAGGTAAACTGGTTCTATCCAAAAGATGGATCAGATCAAATTGATAGATGTGTAACATATAATTACTCAGAAAATTGTTGGACTACTTCTACTTTAGATAGAACCACATATCAAGATCAGGGTGTCTTTGATAAACCATACGCTACTGATTACGATCAAACTTTAACCCCTTTGTTTCCAGATATTTTAGGGATAACGAATAAATACGGAGCCTCTATTTATTACGAACATGAAACAGGAACTGATCAAGTTAATAGCACAGCCACGACCGCTATACCTGCATTTATTAGATCTGGAGATTATGATATTACGGCAAGAAGAAGCCCACTAGGCCAACAAACAGGATTGGCTGATTTTAGAGGGGACGGTGAGTTTATTATGTCTGTTAAAAGATTTATACCTGATTTTAAATACCAAGAGGGCAGCGCTAAAATAACTTTATTTGTGAGTGATTTTCCTGATGATACTCCAGTAAGTTCTCCACTTGGACCCTTTACAGTTACATCAACAACTGATAAGGTAGATACTCGGGCAAGAGGAAGATTAGTTTCTCTTAGAATAGAAAATGAATCTGTGGGAGAGACATGGAGATATGGAACTCTTAGATTAGATGCTCAACCAGAT